CAGGATTCTCTAGAAACTCTTTCATCTTTGATAGAGGTAGAATCGCTGCAACTGGTACTTCAGGTGGTCTACAGACCCTTAAGGCGGTTGGTTATGGACGTTCTGATATCGATAACTATGTCCTGAAGTTCTTCAATGATAGTTTAGAAGATAAAACCAATCTTTTCAAACCAACCACAACTGAGAAAAACTTCGACGCTGCAGCTGCAGTTAATTTAGTTGCTGAAACTCTTACAATCACTAATCACACTTTTGTCAATGGAGATGCTGTTGTTTATAACGGTGATGAGCAAGATATTCCAGAAAGAATTATTGGTGGTCTTGTTAATGATAACCAGTACTACGTTGGTTACATTGATGCAAATACTATCCAACTTTACGAAGACGATTCACTTTCACTTCTAGTTGATCTAACTGACACTGGTAATGGTGGTATTCATACCCTGACGAAGGCTTCTCAAGACTTCTTCGCAAGTCAGATTACAGAAGCACACAACTCTTATCAGTTGTTGACCCTAGCGGGTGCTGGTTCTACTGCAAACTTCCAGTCAGGTAGACTCATTCAACAGACTGTCGCTAGTGGTACTGCAATTGGTTACGCTGTAACTTACTACGATTCTAGTAGAGAACTTCTAGTTGGTCTAGAACTATCTGGTGGTATCAGAAGACCATTCACAGTTTCCGATGGTGGTAGTAATTTAACAGTTACCGATCACACCTCACCAAACCCAATTGCAATTGGTATTACTGTTGTTGCAGGACTATCTACTTATTGGACTGTGGAGTTCAAGGTGGATTCTACTACCCCTGGTAACCAGATTCTAAACCTTGCAGATCTACCAGAAGATTATAGACTACACTTCCATAGACCATCTATTATTAACTCTTCTTCTCATACATGGGAATATTCTGGTTCTGGTATTGACTATAATGCTCTACCAGAAAATGGAGGAAAATCCGATCCAGATACTGAACAGGTTTCCGAACTTGGTGGACGAGTATACTCCTCAGGTACAAACGAACTGGGCGACTTTAAGGTTGGTGATGCAATTACCGCATTCAACAGAACTGGTAATATCATCTTTAACAATACTGTTACTATTGGTACATTGGATTCTATCCGATTGTCTCTATCTGGTGGTGCAGTCATTGAAGAATTCTCTGTTGATGTTGGTCTTGGAGATAATGAAACTGGTGGCGCTAAGAATACCAGAATTGCAACTCAGTTAGCAATTAGATCTTTCCTCAATAATAGACTTGGTAGTGTTCTTGACAAAACGGTTTCAACTAACGCTATTCCAAACGCGATTGTTCAGTTGAACGCAATCGGTCAGATTAACGCTGATCTCGTTCCACCAAGATCTGTAAACTACTTCAGATCTGATGCCGATGGTGGTAGAGTTCAACTAGTTAACTTGATTCCTGCAACTAACCTTAATCAAGGTGACACGGTTGTTGAACCAACCGACTCCTTCGTCCTAATCTCCGACTTGATTGGACAATATCTAATTCTCGACTCCAGTAATGATGCTAACGATGCACTTTCCGACTTTAACTTTACTAACGGATTTGAAGTTGTGTCTGCAGTTACTGGCGGCGGTGCAATCGGTCTTGTTACTGGACCTCCAGGAGTTGGTGTTAACACGACTGTTGTGGACCCCGCTATTGGTTATGGTACAACTGGTTTAGTTAAGGGTGTACCTATTGCGGTTACTAACCTTGTAGGCGGTTCTGGATACTCTAACCCAGGCATTTACACTGGTGTGAGACTTGACCAATCCTCCGGTATTGGTACTGGAACAAGTGCTAGGATTACTATTGGACCTTCTGGTAACGTAACAAACGTTGCTATCCAAACTGGTGGATTTAAATATGCAGTTGGTAATACTTTAACTCTTAACGATCCAAGTGTAATTGGTGGTAGAGTTGGTGGATCCAACTTCACGATTGATGTTGCCGAAGTTGAGACAAGACTATATCTTGCACTGCAAGAAAGTACCGCAGGTACTCAGAAGTTCCCCGGTAGCACTGTTCTTCCCGATTACATCGCAGATGAAAGTGCAGTTGGATACTCTACGAACATTGGCATTGCGTTAACTGAAACATTCACTCCATCCGATTATCTCGTTTCTGGTAGTGTTGACTTTGCCAATGATCGTATCGTTCTTGGTTCTGGTCACCCATTTGTTGATGGAGATCCAGTTCTATACTCCACCAACGGTGGTGTTGTAATTAATGATTTACTTGATGGTGAAATCTATTATACTAAGACTGTCGGTGTCACATCTGTTCAGTTATACACCACTTATTCACTTACAACTGTCAAATCACTACTAAGTTCTGGTACTGGTACACATTCTCTTACTAGAGCTGGTATTGTAACCGATACAAATCAGATTGTATTTAAGAATCACCCATTCAATCAAGGTGATGCAATTAGAATTGCGCCTGGTAGTCCTGCACCAATTGGTGTTACAACTGGAAACTTCTACTACATCGGTTCTAAGACAACCAACTCTTTCACATTACACACTACAAGAAATCAATCAATTGGTTCCGTTAACGGTCTACTCCTTAACACGATTGATTTGACTGCTGCATATGGAGAAAATGTTGGTGTTGTAACCTTCCAACAACAAAATGTTGTTTATGAACGTTCAGTAAATACATCTTCTTCAGATGTTTCTAACTTCTCTCTACTTTCTTCCAGTTCACTTGACGCTCAGAATATTATTTCGGGCACATTTGATCCTGCAAGACTTGGTGCTGGAACTGCAAACGCAGACGTTGTTCTTTACGGTGATTCTTCCTTTAAGAAGGTTATTAAGTCAGTTGGTATTGGAACAACTCAACCAATTGGCGTAACTTACACATCTGCAGATCTAGCACCTAATGGTGTAGGAGTCAACACCTACTTTGGTGATATTCAAATGACTCTTAATAGAGTCGTTTCTACACCAGATGACTATTCAACACTTGGTATTTCTCAGTTTAAGTTAAGTACGTTTGGAATTGGGTCTGATGGTGAAATCACTATTAAGTCTTCTACTGGTGGTGGTGACGTTGACTCCGCAACCCTAGGTGGTCAGAACGGTGCATATTACTTAGACATTAACAACAGTACTGGACAACTTTCTATCGCAAGAGGTGGTACGGGCCTAGGCGCGTTACCTGGTAACGGTAGTATGTTGATTGGTAATGGTTCTACTTACACATTGACAGGAAATCCAACACTTTCTGGAACCATGTCCGCAGGATTCACAGTCCTCGGTGGTAAGGATATTACCTTTACTAACTCAAGTTCTTTCACTGGCGATTCATCCGGTAGAATTCAACTTTATAATAACTCACTTTATCTTCAGTATAATACTTCACTTATCTTCAGAGAGTCTTCTGGTAGTACTGATGTTGCTAACATTAATAGTAGTGGAGATTTCACCTCTACTGGTGATATGCAGTTCCGCAGAGGAACCTTCACACAGGCGACTGGAACTGCACCATTCAGTGTTTCTTCAGTCACATTAGTTAATAATCTGAACGCTGATTTACTTGATGGTATTGAAGCATCATCCTTCGTAAGAGCTGATGCAAATGATACGGTTGCAAACAACTTGAGTTTCACCTCAGCTACTACTCCAATCACAACGAACTCCATCAAGTTTAATAACTCTGAAATGAGTTCTACGTACTACACGGAATCAGTTGGAGTACTTGCGTTTGATGAAAATTTCTATGACGATACTCAATATGGTACAGAAGCCACCGCGCCCGCGGCAACCTTCACCACGAATGGTGGCGGTCTTGTAATCAAGAACGAAGATGGATGGGGTGCAGTTCTTTCCTCACAAAACATCCGCTGGTGCGAAGGTAACTTTGCTAACCTAGAGATCGCTGGTAACCAGGTATTCCACGCTGGAAACGATGGTCCTTCATCTGGTCTTGACGCGGACACGGTTGATGGAATCGAAGGGGCATCATTCCTCAGATCTGATGTTGCAGATACTCTGGACGCAGTTGTAACTGTTGGTCAAAACGGAAGAATTGACTTCTCAGATATCTCTACCGTACCCGATAGTCCCACAAACGAACAGGCAGATTACATCAGATTCGGCGCTAACGGATCTATCTCGCAGGTTTCTGGTCGTGGTGGTCTAATGATCGCGTCAGCTGACGACGGTATGGTTCTTGCTAACGGTGATGTTGGTAGAGGTTTCACTTCCGCCGAGTTCGGTATCGGTACAGAAGATACTTTCATTCTTTCGGACTTTAAAGTTGAGGTTTGGACGAATCTTCAAAATGGATTTGGAAGTAAACAAGCGTTTGTCTTTAGAACAGACGGTGAATTTAGAGCTCCTGTAACAGTTCAGGCAAACTCCGATATCAAACTGAAGACCAACCTCAGACCTCTTGAAAATTGCGTAGATAGCATCTCACGCATTATTGGATATCGTTACGAACGTATCGATCTTAACAACAGAGAGCAAGTTGGTGTTGTCGCGCAGGAAGTTGAGAAAGAGTTCCCAGAACTCGTAAGTGAGGAGAACGGAATCAAGGCAGTATCCTACGGAAACCTCGTTGCCGTCGCGTTCCAGGCGATCACAGAACTTAAGGCAGAGATCGATACCCTCCGCGAAGAGATCCGCGAACTGAAGGGAGAGTAAGAACTCTCTCATGGTTTATAAATACCTCTAGGAAACTAGGGGTATTTTTTATGGCGCAACCATCTAGTAGAGCGGAGTTGAAAGAATACTGCCTCAAACAACTAGGTAAGCCAGTCTTAGAAGTAAACGTAGATGACGATCAAGTTGACAATTTAATTGATGATGCGATCCAATACTTTCATGAGCGTCACTATGATGGTATTGAACGGGTGTACCTAAAACATAAATTAACACCAACAGAAAAAGAGACAATTATTCAAACTGGTATTTCTACAACCCAGTCTGCAACTGTTGTTGGTGCTGGATTAACCTCTGCAGAATATGTTGAAGGTGTAAATTATCTACCCCTACCAGATTCTATTATTGGCGTTAACTCAATATTAAAATTAAATTCTAATACTATATCTGACGGATTGTTCAATGTTAAATATCAATTATTTTTAAATGATGTTTACTATTATGGTGCTCTGGATTTATTGAATTATTCAATGGTCAAGAGGTATCTTGAAGATCTGGATCATTTGTTAAATCCACAGGCAATGATTAGGTTCAATAAAACCAATCACAAGTTATATCTGGACATTGATTGGAGTGAAGTTGGTGAAAATGAATATATAATTATTGATTGTTACCGGATTGTGAATCCTGCTGATGCTAGTAAAGTTTATAATGATTTCTGGTTAAAGAGATATCTTACTGCACTGATTAAAAAACAGTGGGGTATGAATATGATTAAGTTCCAGGGAGTTACTCTTCCAGGTGGAGTTCAACTCAACGGAAGGCAAATTTATGAAGATGGTCTTGCAGAAATAGAAAAACTGGAAGAACAACTCAAGAATGAATACGAGTTACCACCAATCGATTTAATAGGCTGATATGTCTCCACTAAATTCTTATTTTCTTCAAGGATCACCTGGTGAGCAAAGACTCATTCAGGACTTGGTTAATGAACAATTAAAAATGTATGGTGAGGACGTTTTGTACTTACCAAGAAAAATTGTTGGGGAAAATACTGTTATAAGAGAAAATACTGCTGCAAAGTTTGACGATAGTTTCAGAATTGAAGCATATTTGATGAACTATGAGGGATTTGCTGGAGCAAGTGCAGAACTCCTTACAAAGTTTGGTGTTAGAAATACAGATGAACTAACTCTTGTTATATCAAAAGAACGATATGATGATTTCGTTCAACCAATCATCGATCAATTCCCAGCTGGAGAGAGAAAGAAGGCTAAAAGACCTAATGAGGGCGACCTGATCTTCTTTCCTTTAGAGGGAGCACTTTTTGAAATTAAATTTGTAGAAGGTAAGAAACCTTTCTATCAACTCAGAAATTTATATGTTTATGAACTCTTGTGTGAGAGATTTGAATTTGAAGATGAGATTATTGATGTTGCACAAGTAGATTCGGAAGGATCTAATGTCAATGAAACTGTATCTCAGTTTGGCAATATTCTAACTTTAAATCTTGTAGGAACTGCTGCCACAACTGCGGTGGCGTCTGTTTCAGGAATTGTTACCGATACTACTTACAAGTCTCTACAATACTTAGATCTAATTCATGACGGTGCATATGTAACTGCACCTACAGTTAAGATACAAAAACCTTTCTTTGGTATCGGTGTAACTGCTACAGCTACTGCAATTCTTGATGTTGATGGTAGTATTCAAAGTTTTAATATTACCAATCCCGGAACACAATATATCGGTGTTGCAACAGTTGCAATTTCTACAACACCAACAGTTCCAAATGAATATGTACTTGACTATCCTATCAATTTAATTGAAAGTAATTATTCTCTCAAGATTAATGATAGAGAGTGGCAATTAGATACGACTCGCGGAATAACAGGACAAAAATCTGTAGGAACTGTAAAATTCTATTATTACTACACGGGATCCACTCCAACAAGTGGATATCTTTATAAATCAAACTTCGTAAACATTAAGTGGACTGCGGAACAGCTCATTAGTGTTGAAATAAGAAGAACGGATAATGCACAGTTTGATACGGCCATCTCAAATCAATCAATACCACTCACTAATGGGTGGAATAAACTTGAGTTTAGTTGGGACGGAACTATCTTCTCTATGTGGAATGATCCTCTGGAAAGTGCTAGAGTTAGACAGTTTTATAACGATCTTTCTGGAACTAATTATGAAAATCAAAAGTTTATTGATGATAATGTAGTATCACTTGGATCGACTACTGGTGGTATCCAGTACTTTGATCATTTTGAAATATATGATACAGCATCAGTTTATAATGGAGTTGGAGCAACTGTAGGTTCTAGAATTTACTTAGATAGTTTTGAGAAAGGCGAACAGGCTACTGCGACTGTAACTGTATCTGCTGGTGGTATTTCTAGTATTACTTTCGGTCCTAATGATCTAACTGGTATTGGATATACGATAGCACCAACAGTAACTTTCTCCAGTCCAGTTAATGGAACTACTGCAACTGCAGTTGCAATCATGACTTCTAGAACTGTAAATAATAAGAGGGGTATCGACCGAATACTTATAACAAATCCTGGTTATGGTTATACGGAATTGCCAACTGTTGAATTTATTAGTTCAAACGGGTCTGGTGGTATTGCTACTGCGGTGATGAATACAGGAGTTCTACCAGTTGTTGCAATTAGTAGTGGTGGTGTAGGTTATACCACTGACCCGCAAGTATTCATTGAACCAATATTTGTTGCAGAATCTGTTGGTGTCAGTTCTGAAATTAATAACGCAAAGTCGGAGGTAGTCCGCAATGCAAATGGACAAGTGTCTCAGGTTCTTTACTCAAACGCTGGTGCAGGATATACCTTTACTCCACAAGTTACTTTCACCTCACCAACATCAGATACATTTGGTGATTATGAATATAACGAAGTAGTTACTGGGCAACGTTCTGGTGCAACTGGGTATGTAAGAGAGTGGGATGCTGATGATCGTATCCTCAAACTCGCTACAGTTAATGGAACATTCCAAAATGGAGAGTCTGTTGTTGGTGTGGGTGCGAGTTATAAAGTTTCCACTGTCAATACCAATGAGTTCTTGGATGAATTCGCAGATAACATAGATATTGAATCAGAGGCAGACAAAATCATTGACTTTAGTCAGATTAATCCATTTGGAGAATTCTAATGTTTGGGACTTATTTTTATCACGAAATACTGAGAAAGACAGTAATTGCTTTCGGTACATTATTCAATGATATTGAAATTAAACATAAAGATAAATCTGGAAACGGATTTAGTCAATTAAAGGTCCCTATTGCATATGGACCTATGCAGAAATTTTTGGCAAGGATTGAGCAATCTCCGAATCTTCAAAAAGAAGTTGCAATAACTTTACCAAGAATGGCTTTTGAGATGGTAGGTATCTCATATGATCCAACCAGAAAATCTTCAACCATGCAAACTTTTAAGGTTGTAGATCAGAATAATAAAAAAATTACTAAGGCTTTTATGCCTGTTCCATATAATGTAAATATCAGATTGTCAATTATGACAAAACTGAATGAAGATGCACTACAGATAGTAGAACAAATATTACCATATTTTCAACCCCACTTCAATTTGACAATCAACCTAGTAGAACAAATAGGCGAGACCAGAGATATTCCAATGGTTCTTAATAGTATTCAGATGGATGATGATTATGAGGGAGATTTTACCACTAGGAGATCTCTGGTATACACATTAGACTTCACTGCGAAAACATATCTATTTGGTCCAGTCGATACTGGTAATGATAATATTATTAAGAAAGTACAGGTAGATTATTATACCAATACAGATAGGAGAGGTGCTTCCAGAGAACTTCGTTATGTAGCAACTCCCAGAGCTCTCAAAGACTACAACTCTGATGGTTCTACTAAAATTACTGATAATGTTGCAACAAACGTCACAGAATTTAGTGTTGAGTATGGTACTGAATTGGTTTCTAAATCTTATATTCAAATCGGTGAGGAGGTAATGTTCATCAGAGAAATTACTGGTGATGTTATCAAGGTAAATAGAGGTGAGAACGGTACTATTGCTGTCACTCACGAAGCGGGAGATTATGTGAATGTGATTAATACTGCAGATGATGAGCTGGTTGATCTTGACGATGATTTTGGATTTAACGAATCTACATTCAATTTTAATGATGGAAAGATCTACAGTACAACCAAACAAACTGACGTGGACGCATGAAGTACGACGAAATAGATGATGCTTTGGATATTACACCCACAGAGGTCAAGTCTGAAAAAATTGCCAAAAGAGAACCAGAGGTAACTAAAGTCGTTACTTCCACTCAAGAACAACTCAAAAAAGATTATGAATATACTCGGGGTAATCTTTACTCCATGATTGAAAAAGGTCAAGAAGCAATTGATGGAATTCTAGAACTTGCACAAGAATCAGATTCTCCTAGAGCGTTTGAGGTTGCAGGTCAACTTATTAAACATGTCGGCGATGTTGCTGATAAATTATTGGATCTTCAAAAAAAAGTAAAGGACATAGAAAAAGACGATGGAAAATCATCTAAATCATCAAACATTACAAACAATGCGGTTTTCTTTGGGTCTACAGCGGATCTCCAGAAATTTCTCAAAAATAATGGTGATTCTAAATAGATAAAGGACATACTTACCTAATATGACCAAAGCTAAATCTTGCCCCCCTGGGAAGTACTGGTGTTACACTGATAACAAATGTAAGAAAGTGCCTATGGGTTATTATGTAGGTCGTGGTGGATATTTGTCAAGAGAAGATGAGAATGGTGAAGAGGGTAAGAAGAATGGTAAGAAGAATGGAAATGGAAATGGTGGTAATGGAAACGGTGGTGGAGATGGTGGCGGGGGAATGGGCGAAAGTACTATATTAGAAAAACGTGACGGCAAATCTGCCAAGGATAAAAATTATTCTCTTAAAGATTGGTTTAAGGGTGGCGGATGGAAACAGACTGGTGGTAAGTATGATGGAAAACCATGTGCAAAACAACCAGGACAAAAAACTAAACCATTTTGCCGTGATGCAGATGATCGTGCTTCAATGAGTAAAGACGAAAGAAACCGAAGAGCTTCTAAAAAACGCAGAGAAGATCCGAATCCCAACAGAAAAGGAAAAGCAAAAATGGTAACCGATTCATACGATTTTTCAAACTGGAGAGACGAATTCAAAGCACTTGAATTTGAAACAGTAGACATTATTGGTACAGAACCATTACAACCAACACAGGGTATTGGTAGTAAGATGCTTGGCGAGAAATGTTGGAAAGGATATAAGAAAAAAGGTATGAAGACAATGTTTGGTAAGAGATATCCAAACTGTGTAAAAGAAGAAGAAACTCATTCTGATTGGAGAACTGAAATCTTCGAAGGTGACGGAGATCATGAGTATGAAATGGCACGTCGTCAACTGGCAACGATTAAAAATGCAGTTTCTCGTCTTGAGAAAAAGATGGGCGAAACTGGGGAGGGTGAACTCAAAGCATGGATTCAGTCAAAACTAACAAGATCTGCGGATGATATTGATACAGTTGCAGATTATATGACTAATGAAGAAAATATTCAGGAAGGAGAGAAAGACGCTTGTTATCACAAAGTCAAGTCTCGCTATTCCGTATGGCCTTCTGCATATGCATCAGGTGCTTTAGTTAAGTGCCGTAAAGTTGGCGCAAAGAACTGGGGTAATAAGAGTAAGACTAAAAAAGAAGAAGTCCATCATCTGAACACTGAAGACTATCAAAGGATACAGGAATATGGTAACGTTTACACTATAATAGTATTATGGAGAGGTAAGTCCCATCGCTTGCAACTTTTCTTCCAAGGCACGGCAAGACCTTCCCGTGATGAAGTTAGAAATGAAGTAGAAAAGATTTATCCAGGTGGAATGGTGAGTTACTACTTCCCCAGCCCCACAGATCCAGGTAAACCAATTATTGTTTCTACAAGAAGTTAATTATGCAAGACGACATCGAACTTTTAAACTTATCGAAAGCACTTGAGTACGAACGTCAAGCTAGAGTCATTGATAAGATGACTTTAACTGACGCGAGAGAGTTTGCAAAATCTTATTTAAAACTCTATTTTAAACAACAAGAAGTATTAAATTCTATAGCAAATATGTGATTTTATGAGTGAAGTATATCTTGGTAATCCTAATCTAAAAAAAGCGAATACAGCGATTGAATTTACAGAAGAACAAGTAATTGAGTTCCTCAAATGTAAATCAGATCCAGTTTACTTCGCTAACAAATATATTAAAATTGTCTCTCTAGATGAAGGACTTACTCAGTTCCATCCATATGACTTTCAAGAAAAGTTAATTAATAACTTCCATGAAAACAGATTTAATATCTGTAAGATGCCACGACAGACTGGTAAGTCTACTACTGTGGTATCTTATCTTCTTCACTACGCAGTCTTTAACGATAGTGTAAACATTGGTATCCTTGCTAACAAGGCAGCGACTGCTAGAGAACTTCTAGGAAGATTGCAAACTGCATACGAGAACTTACCAAAATGGATGCAACAGGGTATTATAGCCTGGAACAAAGGATCAATGGAGTTGGAAAATGGCAGTAAGATATTGGCAGCTTCTACGTCTGCAAGTGCTGTCCGAGGCATGTCGTTCAACATCCTCTTCCTCGACGAATTCGCATTCGTTCCAAACCATGTTGCAGACTCGTTCTTTGCATCTGTTTATCCTACTATTACTTCTGGTAAAAACACCAAAGTAATTATTGTATCTACGCCACACGGTATGAATCACTTCTACCGTCTATGGCATGATGCAGAAAAAAGAAAGAATGATTATATTCCAACTGATGTTCATTGGTCCGAAGTTCCTGGTAGGGATTTGGAGTGGAAAGAACAGACTATCAAAAATACATCAGAACAACAGTTCAAGGTGGAGTTTGAGTGTGAGTTCTTAGGATCTATTGATACTTTGATTAGTCCTGCAAAATTAAAGTCTCTTGCTTATGATGATCCAATCAAGAGAAATGCAGGATTGGATATCTATGAAGAACCAAAAGAAGATCACACATATGTTGTTACCGTTGACGTTGCGAGAGGAGTGGAAAAAGACTATTCCGCATTTTGTGTATGTGACACAACCTCATTTCCCTACAAATTAGTTGCTAAGTATAGAAATAATACGATTAAACCAATCTTGTTTCCGAACATTATCAGAGATGTATCGAAGGCATACAATGAATCATTCATATTAGTAGAAGTTAATGACATTGGAGATCAAGTAGCATCCATCATTCATATGGATTTAGAGTATGAAAATATACTCATGTGTTCTATGAGGGGTCGTGCAGGTCAAGTAGTTGGCCAGGGTTTCTCAGGTAAGAAGACACAAT